CGAATCTGTGGCTCATCTGAGTGTAAGAGGCTATTCTATGTCTGACCAACTGGTGACTAGCGACTCTAGATATGTCCTCTATAGAGAAAGTATAAACGGAGTGTTCCAAGACTGACCAATACCCGTGCAGTATAGCGTCTTTAATCCATGTTTCCATTTCTTCTTTGGTCATGTCTTTCTCATGATGTTCCCATCCCTTCCTACTCCTGGACATCTTAGATGCTATAGCCACGACTTTCTCTCCATCTTTAGAAAAAGAAACTAATTGAATTTTCATTTATATCATCTTTTTCTATTTCAATCTCATTATTTTTTCTACTCTGGCTTTTGGATTTGTTTCTTTTTCCAATTCCTCTTGCAAGAACTTTTGTAACGCTAATCTTATCACTTCACTTCTATACATTCTATGATTCATTGCATATGTATCCATTTTTATTATTAGATCTTCATCAGCTTTGAATACAATTACTCTAAGTCCCATTTAAATTACCCCTTCTACTCTCTTTACTGTATTCATTTTTCCTACAGTTATGCCAATTGTAAATTCTTTATCTTCTGAGAATTTATATAGCCTAATTTCAAAGTAAAAAGTTCTATTTCTCATTGTTAAATAACCGTTAATTATTCTTTCCTTCTTTGTATAGAATAATATCTCGAATTTTCCAGAAAAATTTATTGCACCGTTTAAAATATTATATATATCTTCCTCTTCCATTCTATTTATTATATTTTTAATTTCTTGAAGGGTTTGTGAGTCCATTTCTCCTCAAGATCAGATAGGCATATGACGTTTAAAAACATTTATATTTTTAGACTTTTAGTTCAGAACAGTGATCCATAGCATTTTCCTTTAAATTCACAGTTCTTACAGAAATATGAATTAACAGGCGGTATATTTTTATGATCTTCCATCTTTATATATTCTTTAAATTTCTTTATCCATTCTATCGCTTTTTGTATATATTCATCTATCAATTTCTTGTCTATTAAGAATTGTTTAACTTCTCTATTTAGTCTATTCAAATATATAATATAGATATTGTCAATTTTATAATTCTGTTGCTGAAGTAGATAGTAATATATTGCAACTTGGTAAAGATGATACTCTTTTATTTGGAAATAGTTAGTTGAGATTGTTTTTAACTCTATAAGATCATTATTACAAATTAGATCTATCCTTCCTGATATTTTCATTCCCTCAATTTCTCCATTTATTTCAATTTCAGGTTTACAATTTAGTTTTTCTTCAAAATAATGCTCAACTTTCTCATGATACTGTTCACCAAGATCAAGACTAATTTCATTTACTGCTTTCTCAAATTCAAATTTTCTACTAAAATAGCTTTTTCTAAAGCAAATTCCAATTTCGCTAGGAAATATTGTATCTTCTGGATATTTCATTTTGAAACTTTGCTTAACAAATTCTTCATAATTCATAGTTATTCACCGCCAAAGTTGCTAAATCTCATAAAATTAATTATTTGGTTACAAATTTCATCATTAGTTTTTTGGCCTATTTGAAGATCAATATCAAAGGCCTGAAGAATCAGTTGTATATCGATACTTTGTTCTTGTCTTCTGGACTGAAGAGTATCACAGATTACATAATTTGTAGTTCTATTAATCTTATCTTGAATGATTTCTACTAAGGCCTTCAAAATTGAGGGATATAAAACTCTTCCATTTATTACTCTTTCATAAGTTTTTTTCACTGCTAATTGTATAATATGAATTCTGTCTAGAATAGCAGAAGTAAATATTTCATAATTGGCTAAATAGTCCTCAAGGTCAGGAGTTTTTAGTCGATCTATTGTCATAGAATATGGATTTCCTGCGTAAATAATTGGAATGCATTTTTGTATAGTTGCTGATTTGGATTCTGAACCGGCCCCTCTTGTCCATATACAATTTTCAATTCCAGTTGATAAAGTTGAATTTATGGCACTTAATTCTTTTGCAGAAAATCCATCTTTCCAAGTTTGTATTTCGTCAAAAATTAGGCCATTTGATAAAAATACTGCACCGTACATATTATTTCTTGCATCATAAACCAAATTCGCATATGTTGGAGATTCTGTATAATAACGAAAGTTAAAGACTTCCTGAAGAATCATGAAATTTGTTGTTTTTCCAGTTCCTCTGTTGGAAATTTCGATAAAATTAATTTGTCTTTTTGTGATTGGAGATTTAAAAAGTGGCATTAATCTAGGAAGTGTAAGAAATATATCATTTACTTCCATTTTTGTTGGGTCATATCCGAAAGCCTGAAGAAGAAGAGCATATGTTTGTTTTTCTGAATTAGCTATCTCGAATAATTCTTTTGCAATTTCATAATTATTTGGTGGTTCAATTGAATAAATATCTGATATATACCAATTTTCTACTCCTTTTCTTATTTTAACAAACATATAGCTAGTTACTAAATTATAGAAATCATCTGGATTATCTGCAATTTGATGAGGATCAAAAGAGCCTACAAATCCATTTTGAAATCTTGCTATTATTTCATTTCCTTTAACTTTAAAATTTGTTATCTTAGAGATGAATTTTATTTCGTTGAAAAATGGCAAGTTAGAGTTAAAATATTGTTGATCAGTCCCGCGTTTATAAGCCTTTAAAATTCCATTTTTCTTAGATTCTTCAATTTGTTTTTCACCAATTATAAGATTTAAAATTCTTTCAGTATCACGGGGGTTGTAAAAAAATGAGTGAGATTTTACTTTATCTAGAAATTGCGTTGAACTGTTCATGTAGAAAAAAATGATCTATGACGTTTTAAAACTCTTCCTCAACGTTCTTTTTACTTGCCTTTCTTGGTTTTTCCGCTTTTTCACTTTCTTCTTCATTACCAAGTTCCAATTCTTCTTCTCTTGGCATGTTACTATTTCTTGGAGTGAATCTTATGTATTCGTTCAGTAAGTCGGCATATTTATTTAAGAATTCGCTAATTAGTCTTAGATCTTCAGCATCACTCGCAGTTATTCCTATCTGTTTCCTAAAATTATTAGCGGAATGTATTGTCATACTGTATCTTACCGAACTTCCGTTAGGTATTGCATTTAGCTGAACTACTATTCTCCGTATTCCCTTAATTTTTAGCACTCTTGACATTATTTTATTTTGTTCTCTTGCTTGTTTACCTATCTCATCTATTATTTCTTTGAGGGACGCCATACATACTCCCTAACTAAAAACTTAGAATATGACATATTTATATATTTATAGCTATTCGGAAGAAGACAGAAGTAGATATAAAAAAATACTTAACTTATTTGGAAGAATATAGATCTTATTATTTTAGCAATTTTAATATTATACTTTCTAGATAGTTCTTCTAATTTTTGGTAATATAGCTCATCTACCGTAAAAAATACTCTTTCGTCATAAATTTCTCTACTTTCCATTTCTCTAAAGTCTTTTTGTTGATTTAATATTTTGTCTATCTCTTGCTTTATTAGCTCACGTTTTTCATAAAAAAGATTTTTATACTTTGCGGGTATTCTAAGTTCTATATACTTATTTTTTTGTTTCTTCATACTTTTCTCTTCTTTCATCTACAATATAAACGTTCCATATACATTTAAATGTCAGGTTTTCATTTGAGGCTATGGACTATGAAAAAGTTTTTAGCTTTCACTTTCTTTACGTTTATACTTATTTTATTACGATCGCAACAAATTATCGATATAATTCAGTTACTCCAATTTTTCAAAGATTTAAAAAATATGCTTATGGACATGATAAAAATTCACATATTTTTTCAGTTAAGGAATATACAACTAAGGCACATGGCTTACATTATCATATTTTATATTTTACTAATAAAAAATTGGATTATTCTAGAGTTCATGAGAAAATGCCAAAACATTCAGATATCAGAATTCAATTAGTTCCAAAAACAAAAAGTGACATAAAAAAAGTTTTTACTTATATGTTAAAAAATCAAATTACTTAAATTATTTAGTTTGTTGAGTTTGCTGATTTTGATGTTGTTCAACTTTTTTCTGTGCTAAACTATTAACATCTCTTAATGTATCCATATTCAATAATGCATTAACACCAAGAGTTGTAGTATCTTTAATTGATTCAACTGCTGAAATTGTAGATTTTGTCATTTGATCAATTGCTATTTGAAATGATTGATTTGCCTGTTTTTGATTGTATAAATGTACTACTTCTCCAACTACATAACTTGCAATTAATATGCCCATTAATGTTAGAAATCCTTCTAGTGCCACTGTTTCTAGGCTCATACTAATTCTATTTTTAGAAAGATGGTCAATAATAAACTTTTCTCAAAAAATCAAAATATATAAATATGTCATAATATTCATTTGATGAATGAGGAAAAATGGCAGAAAAGTTAAAAAGTCAAAAAGTAGTTTTTGGAATTAACATAAATAAGGAATTAAAGTTGAAGTTGAAGAAATATTGTGTTGAGCAGGATAAAACGCTAACTGAGGCTATAGAAGAGGCAATTGTTGAATATCTGCAGAAAAGGGGAGTTAAATAAAAATACTGAGAAAGTTTTTGAATTGAATAAAAAAACTCTTTTTTAACTATTAAATTTTGGCAATGTTACATTATTTTGATATTGATATTTGCCATGATACGGATTTTCAACTGGTGTTAATGTCTTTGCAAAAATTAAATGTAGAAATCTTTGCCCAGTTTCAAGTTTTATTGGAAATTCTGAGCCTACAATTTCTATAGTTAATTGTCCTCTAAATCCTGCATCCACAATTGTCGGCGGAATAAATAGGCCAAGTCTTGCGAAAGTTGAACGTAAATTTACAAATGCCATTACATCATTCGGGAGTTCTATATATTCAAGTGTTGTCATTAATGCATGTTCATGCGGAAAAACTATAAAATGATTAGAATTTGTGACAGTATAGAAATCTTCAATATTTTTACCGATTTCAAAAACTTGATCTGTTTTTCTTAATCTTGCAAATTGTGGGCCAATTCTCAAATCTATGCCGTTTTCTCTTATAATTTCTTCTGAAAAAGGTCTAATAAAAATTAGGCCTTTTTCAAGATAATACTTTAAATCACGGTCACTTAAGATCATGTTTGATCTGTTTTTTGACTTAAGATATGACGTATATATTTCTAGTTATTTTAAAGCGTGAATTATTGTTAAAAATATAAGCGTAAGTAGAAAAATATCTAATGTAATATAAAAAAACATTATTATTTTAAATTTTCTTTCAGTAAGCCATATTTTGTTTTTCTTATCCATGTAGATCTAATCCCTCATCAAGTAATACAACATCATTCATGGGGGGGTATGTAGGAATGAATTTAACCCAGTGACCATAGCATAATATATAACAATCCTCTCCATCACATCTAATTTTATTTTTATCACATTCGGTTTTAAAAGACATGTTTTCCCATCTCATCTTTACTTTTGGTTATCTGACATATATATTTCTAGTCATGTCTTTCTTTTCAATATTTCAATTTCTAGTTTAAGTTCATCAATCTCATCATAAATATCAGCAAAAATATCATAAATTACAGTATATAAAAATGCAAAAATTCCAGATGCAAAAATTACTACTATTACAATATCTAACATATTTTTTGTTAGAATTCCTAATGATAAAATTATTAAAGCTAAAAATGTAAAAAATAGAAAAAATAAGAAGAGTAATATTCTCCAAAAATCTCTATCCATATTTTGTCATTTTTATTTTCAGTTTTCTGACAAATTTATAAGTTTCTATTTCAAATTATTTGGAAGATTTTGTATTAAGCTCATAATATGCCTCAATCAACATTTTTCTAAATTCTTCTAAATCTTCTTTACTTTCAATCACTAAGTAACCTTCTCCATCTTTTTCTTCAATTCTCATGTATGAATATTTGTTATTAAACATTTAAAAAACTTTTCCTCATTCCTAATTTCTAATTAAGAAGTTTCAGAGTTCGGTTTACCACAAAAAACTACAATATTAAACATATTTCTGTTATATCTCCAGTTTATAGTTATATATTGTGGATATCGGAAAGTCTTTAGTATATATCTCAGAATTCCAATTCCCTTTTTTTCGTAAAATTTTATTGAAACATTCATTATAATTTTGATAGTTACTAGATTATTATCTTCCAAAACTAAATAATCATAAAGATTGTTAGTGTAACGTATTTTTAACCATTCAAATAGCTGAGTTGTATATTTTATACATTCGTATTTGACAATCTCATCCATATTACAGATTTAGCAATATGTCGATTAAATACTTTTTTCATGTTTTAGATATAGTGTCTAATACTGTATTTTATATGGGAAGTAAGAGTCAAATTGCAAACTAGTCATATACATAATATTATGAATATAGTATGTTTTCTTAGTGAAAGATCAATGACGACAATAAATATTCATCATATTTATTATAAGGCGTGAATATTTAAAATATCAAATTGTGTAGATTAAATTGACCAAAAATGGCAAAAGGTCACACACCAAGATCCTATTCGCAAAGATATGCTAAGTGGAGTGCAAAATTCACCTCATTTTCAAATCCTACCGTGGCATCTACTGTATTGTCTAATGTTGCACCAATCGCACAGCAAAATTTCCAAACTCATGCCCCAAAGTTCACTGCTGTAAATGAGCAAGTATCCGCAGTTTTGAGCGAATATGGAATAACTGGGCCGAACAGGGCAATTTATCAAGGCTTTGGTCTTAAGATAGCTAGGGCACTGAACAGACTTGGAAGCGGGCCCGCATTAGCAAATATGATTAGCGGATTGAAGGCATATTATATCTCTGCATTCAATGCAAATCCAACTGTATTAGATGCAGTAACTAATATAATAACTGGATCGCCAACCGGATATGTAAGCTGATTAATTCGTTTAAGCTATTTATTTTTCTTTTTTTGTTTTATAAATTCTATTCTTCATATTTTGTTTCAACATATTCATAAGTTTTACTACTTATTCTTTTCATATTTCTCATTCTTACATTTGGGTGATGTTTTTTCAAATGATAATTTGCATTTCTCCAAGTTTTGAATATTCTATTACAAACTGGACATTCGTATAGGAAGAGACCCATGAGACTTTTTAATGTCATGACGTTTAAAAATTCTTCATGGAAGTGTCGAACACAGTTCGCCACAAAACCGTAATTTTAACTATGAATTATTCTTCTATCCGAAATATTTCGGATGATATAGCCCAAGTCCTTAGAAAAAATGGTGAAATTGTCACAATTTCAACAAATCCGTATTTAATTCCACAATCTGATAAATTAATAATATTTATGCCGTTTCATCCCCCATCATTAAATCCATATCTTTATACTTTTAGAGAATTTAAAGGAAAGAAGTACTTTTATACTACTTGTGATGGCACACCGAACTTAGAAATTGTTAATAAGTACTTATTAGAAAATATAACATTTATTCCAAATTCAAAGTTTACGGCTAAAAATTTACAAGAAGTTGGCCTACAAATTGATCTTCCAGTTTTCCACGGTTTAAATTTTGAAATTGTAGAAAAAGCTGATAAATTAGCTATTCAGATGAAAGAAAAAATAGACAAAGATTTTCCTAGTTCCATAAAATTCGGAATAGTTTCAGGTTTGACAAAAAGAAAAAATATGGATTTGATGCTTAAGGTCTTTCAGGAAATAAATACTAAAATTCCAGAATTGGCCAAAAAAGTTCACTTTTTCGTTATTTCTCATAAGGACTTTAAGAATTATGAAGTTCCCGAAAATGTGCATTTTGTTAGTGAATTTGGTCTAAATCCCAGAGAATACATTTTCGCTTTCTATAAAACTATGGATTTTGTTATTGTCCCTTCAGGAACTGAAGGATTCGGAATGCCGGTTCTAGAAAGCATGGCCATGGGAACTCCAGTCATTCATCAACTTATGCCCCCATTTGATGAATTTACATCTTGGCAATGGAACCTTTTGATTAAGTCTTCAGAAATTGAGGAATATTATGATAAAACTCATGGTCAAAAATGGAAAATTCATAAGTTTGATATTCAAGATATGATAAATGCAATTATGATAGCAAACGAATTAAAAGATAAAGATGAAAGAAATAAGAATTTAAGAGAATTAGCTAAAAGATATGATATTGAAAATTTATATGTTAGATTTTTAGAATGAGATGATTAATATGAATGAATTTAGATTAATTGAAATGAAAAATGGAATAAACATTCGATATTTTTGTTTTATATGTAATACAATGTTAGTAGAAATTGAAAATAATACAATTAAAAGTTTTCAGTCATGTGAACATTTTCATACTGAAAGAATATCAAAAGGTTTCTTTTCGTCACCAACTATTAAAAATTCAAAATTTAAAGCTAAATTTATTGAGAAAGATAAAAATTATTACTATTTAATTGTTCCAAATGACAAAGACTAATAAATCAAAAAATTTATGTATGTCATAATATATATAACGATTGTGAGATCATGGATAAGGTAATTATCGAATGTGAAAAAATGGCAAGATTTTATGTTGATAAAAAT